GCTATATTAGTTGAAACTAACGACATTGGCGAACAAGTTTCAGATGTACTCTTAATGGACTACGGCTATGAAAATCTTCTATACACCGAACGCGCTGGTAGACAGGGCAAGAGAATATCAGGTGGATTTGGAAGAGGTACAGATAATGGAATAAGAACAACAAAGAGTGTTAAACAAAAGGGTTGTTCGATACTTAAAATGTTAGTTGAACAAAATCAGCTCATTTTAGTAGATTATAACACAATACAGGAGTTATCACGCTTTTCAAAGAAAGGATATTCTTATGAAGCTGAACCCGGTTTTCACGACGACCTTGTCATGAACTTAGTCATCTTTGCATGGCTAACTGATGACAGATTTTTTAGAGAACTGACAGATATAAACACCTTGGCACAATTAAGAGAAAAGACCGAGGAACAGCTAAATGAAGAATTACTTCCCTTTGGATTTATTGATACAGGTGAACCGATAGGAGATGAACACGGTTGGGTAGATGTATCTAATCGTTCATTTGAGGTATAAACTTTATTTTTTATAAATAAAGGTGATAACTGATTATTAAAAATAGGTTTTAAAATAGATAATATTAAAGGAGAAATAATATGGCTTTTTCCGTAAGTCCTTCCGTAATAATTCGCGAAGTGGACGCATCAACAGCGGTACCGGCCATCGCAACACCACCTGCCGCTATTGCAGGTGTATTTAGATGGGGTCCTGTAGGCGAAGCAATCCTTGTTTCTTCGGAGAATGAATTAGTAAGTCGTTTTGGTGAACCAACCAATGATAACTATGAAACATTTTTCGTTGCAGCAGATTACCTTTCGTATGCGAATGCATTATATGTAGCTCGTGTTGATAATGGCGCAGTTACAGCTTCTGCTTCTGATACTTCAAATGCAAACACACAACTCCACACTTTCGGTGGTTTTGATGCATTGTATCCAGGCGCATTAGGTAATTCCATTGATGTTGCGTATGTCAAATCTGAGGATTTCTCAGATGTACTGATTGAAGTTTCTGACATTACTGCTTCAAGAATAACTGGAAATACACAAATTTCACAAACAATATCTTTCAATAGTAACTCTACTTCATTCGAAGTTGTTCCTGCAGGAAGATTAACAGTTGCCGATATTAACGTAGGTGATATAATTAGAATTGGTAACGACTCTGTCGGTTATCAAGAACTTTCTTTATCTGCTATTACTGAAAGCTCACTAGATAGTGCCGGCGATCCGACATCAAATACTTCATTGATTACATCATATGAATATGAGTTTACATTTGCTTCAAATTACTTATTGACTGAAACAGATTTAAGTAAACTTTCACTTGAAAGAAAATGGAAACATGCAGGCATATTTGGTAAAGCACCTCAAACTAATAACTATCATATCGCAGTCGTTGATACAGATGGTTTAATTACAGGTGAATCAGGTGGCGTTATAGAGCTCTTCTCAGATGTCTCTACAACTGTCGGAGCAAAATTATCTGATGGTACAACAAACTACTACGTAGATGTTATTGACCAAAGATCAAATTTTGTTACAGTTGCAAATACTGCACACTTTGAATCAAAAACAATTGCGTATGAAAGTCTTGCAAATGGTACAGATGGTACTTCTGAAAGTGCAACTGGTCTAGGTGCTCTTGCTGAAGGATACGATCTTTTTGCAAATTCAAACGAAATTGATGTTTCATTTGTCCTACAAGGTAAAGGTGATAATGCTGGTAATCTTGCAAATTACATTATTTCTAATGTTACAGATTACAGAAAAGATGCTGTTGCATTTATTTCACCATCTAAGGAAGCAGTTGTTGATGAAAACAAATCAAACGCTAAGCTTACAAACGTAATTGCATATAGAAACGCACTTCAGAACAGTTCATACTGGTTTATGGATTCTGGTTACAAATATAGATACGACAAGTACAATGATGTATACAGATATGTCCCATTAAATGGTGATATGGCTGGTCTTGCTTCTCGTGTTGAACCTTACGAATCCCCTGCCGGTTTCCGTAAAGGTGTAATTAAAAACGTAGTTAAACTTGCTTTCAACCCAAATAAAGCACAAAGAGACCAACTTTACAGTGCAGAGGTAAACCCAGTAATGAGTCAAGTAGGACAAGGTATTGTTCTATTCGGTGATAAAACTGGTTTAGGTTTACCAAGTGCATTTGGTTCATTGAATGTAAGAAGACTATTCATTGCTGTTGAAAAAGTAATTGCTAATACAGCTGAATCATTCCTATTTGAATTGAATGATGAATTCTCACAAACACAGTTCAAAAATATTGTTGAACCATTCTTGAGAGACATTCAAGGAAGAAGAGGTATTATTGATTTCAGAGTGATTTCTGATAGCACAGTAAATACACCAGCTGTGGTGGATCAGGGTAAATTTAGAGCCAATATCTTCATTAAACCAGCTCGTTCAATTAATGTAATCGAACTTACATTTGTTGCAACAAGAAGTGGTATTGAATTTGAAGAAATCGTGGGTTCTATTTAATAGAATAAATAATTAAAAGATAATTAGGAGAAACGAGAATGGCATTTAATATTAACGAGTTTAAATCACAACTAGTAGGTGGTGGTGCTCGGTCTTCCCTTTTCCAAGTGCAAATACTCAACCCTGTAGCTCCTGAGGCAGATTTCAAAGTCCCATTCATGGTAAGAACGGCTGGTATACCAGCCTCTACCGTGGGGTCTTTTGAGGTTCCTTATTTCGGTCGTAACATCAAATATGCTGGTGACAGAACATTTGACGATTGGACAGTTACAGTAATTAATGATGAGGATTTTATTGTAAGAAACGGTATAGAAGCATGGATGAACGCTATCAATACTCATGATAGTAATGTTCGTGCATTACCTCAGGATTATAAATCCAATGCCGTGATTACACAATATAGCAAAGATGGAGATGCAATCAGATCATATGTATTTGAAGGTATGTATCCAACAACTCTTGATCAGATTGATATGGATTGGTCAAACGTTGATGCTATAGAGGAATTCGGTGTGACATTTGCATACGACTTCTGGAGAGTTGAAGGCAGCACTGGAATTCCAACTACATAATTTAAATAGGTGATATTTTGAAAATTTTTGGCTTTGAAATAAAGAGGGCCGAAGATGAAATCGACAACATTCCGGTTTCATTTGCAGAGCCCCAAAATGATGATGGTGCGATTACAGTCGGTAACGCGCTAGGTGGTTTTTATAATACAATTTTGGATATGGAAGGTTCGGCAAAGACCGAATCAGAACTTATAACAAAATATCGTCACATGGCGATGCAACCTGAAATTAGTCAGGCCGTTGATGACATCGTCAATGAAGCAATTAGTATTGATACTAATGATTCAGTGGTTGATATATCATTAGGTGAGACAGATTTACCAGAAAAGGTAAAAACTAAAATAGTTGATGAATTTGAGAACATATTATCGTTATTAGACTTTACAAATAATGCTTATGATATGTTTCAAAAATTCTATGTTGATGGTAGATTAAATTACCACATCATAATCGATAATGATGATTTGAAAAAAGGAATCATTGAATTAAGATATGTTGATCCTCGTAAAATAAAATTAATACGAGAAGTTGACAAGAAAGGAAAAGATAAACACTCTGGCGTCCCGACAAAAAGAGTTAAAAATGAATACTATATGTATTCAGACACGGGATTCCAGAATACAAGCACTGGAGGCGTAGGGTCGCCGGTACCTGGTGGAACAACCGGGTTTAAAATTGCGAAGGATTCTATCGCTAGAGTCACTTCAGGATTGATGAATGAGAATAATAGTTTAGTATTATCTCATTTACATCCATCAATTAAGGCACTCAATCAACTTCGTATGCTTGAGGACGCAACAGTCATTTATACATTGACTCGAGCACCGGAAAGGCGAATATTTTATATTGATGTAGGTAACTTGCCAAAAAATAAGGCTGAACAATATCTTAGAGATATGATGGCCAGGCACAAAAATAAGTTACAATACAATTCGTCAACAGGTGAAATAACAGATGCTCGTAAAATGTTGACAATGACAGAGGATTTTTGGTTTCCTCGTAGAGGTGGTGAAAGGTCAACAGAGGTTGATACATTAGCCGGAGGCGCAGCCCAAGCTTTAAGTACTGATGAGAACCTTCAGTATTTTCAGCGTAAGTGATATAAGGCGTTGAAGGTACCTCTAACAAGATTGGAACCAGAGACACAAGCGACATTTGGTCGTGCGTCTGAGATTACTCGTGATGAACTTAAATTTGGTAAGTTTATCAGAAGAGTGAGAACAAGATTTTCTTGGCTATTCAATATAATATTAGAAAAGCAATTGGTATTAAAAGGAGTTTTAACACCGGAAGAATTTAACGAAATCAGAAACCTAATTCGTTATGATTTTGTGAAGGATAACTATTTTGAAGAATTGAAAGAAGCTGAGATTTTAAGAGAAAGATTAACAACGTTGAGAGATGTAGCAGATTATACAGGTAAATACTTCTCCCACCAGTGGATCGTTAAAAACGTCTTACAGATGAATGACCAAACGGCAAAAGATATGGAAGACGAGATTGAACAAGAACGAAGGGCCGGGGCGTTTGATGATGAAGATCAAGGATTTTAATAAATAGTTAATAGAATTTAAATAGGGACTCAATATGAAACAATTTAAAGACATTCTCTCCGAGGTAGGCCAACCAAAG